TTTACTGACATTCATCTTGGCCTTAAAGGCAATTCGAAAGTACACAACGACGATTGTGAAAAGTTTGTTGATTGGTACATAGATCAAGCAAAGCAAAACAACTGTGAAACCGGTATCTTTTGTGGTGACTGGCATCATAATAGAAATAGCTTAAACTTAACAACTATGGATAGCACTATTAGGTGTTTAGAAAAGCTAGGAAAGTCGTTTGAACAGTTTTTTATGTTTGTAGGGAATCACGATCTTTACTATAAAGATAAACGTGATATTAGTTCTACTGAGTTTGCAAAACATATTCCAGGAATAGAAATAGTTGAAGATTTTAGAGAAATAGACGATGTTGCACTTGTTCCTTGGTTAGTAGGTGATGAATGGAAAAAGATTACAAAGTGTAAATCCAAGTATATGTTTGGACATTTTGAACTTCCACACTTTTATATGAATGCAATGGTGCAGATGCCAGACACTGGTGAACTAAAAGCAGAACATTTTCAACATCAAGAGTATGTGTTTTCAGGACATTTCCACAAAAGACAAAAACAAGGAAAAATACATTACTTAGGTAATGCATTTCCTCACAACTATGCTGATGCGTGGGACGATAAAAGAGGAATGATGGTGCTTGATCGAGAAAATAACGAGGAACCAGTGTATATTGACTGGCCTGATTGTCCTAAATATAGAACTACTACCTTAAGCAAACTGTTAGATCCCTCAAATGACATAATCAAACCAAATATGTATCTAAGAGTAACATTAGATTTGCCTATTTCATACGAAGAAGCACAATTTATAAAAGAAACATACATCAACAATCATAAATGCAGAGAAATTACACTTATTCCGCAAAAACAAATTGAAGAAATAAGCACAGAACTAGACATAACCCAATTTGAAAGCGTAGATGAGATTGTAGCAAAAGAGATTACTGCAATAGATAGTGACAACTTTAACAAAAAGATGTTATTAGACATCTACAATGAGTTATAAATGATAAGAATTAAAGACTTAACTGTAAAAAACTTCATGAGTGTTGGTAATCAAACTCAAGCCATCGACTTTAACAAAGAACAGCTAACACTGGTACTAGGTGAAAACTTAGATCAAGGAGGTGATGACACTGGCTCACGTAACGGTACTGGAAAAACAACAATAATCAATGCTTTATCGTATGCTTTATACGGAAATGCGTTAACAAACATCAAAAGAAATAACTTAATTAACAAAACCAACTCAAAAGGTATGTTAGTTACGTTGCATTTTGAAAAAGATGGCTTAGATTACCGTATTGAACGAGGAAGAAGCCCTAATATTATGAAATTCTTTGTTAACGACCAAGAACAAGAAATGATAGACGAAAGTCAAGGTGATAGTAGAAAGACACAAGAATTTATTAATGGGTTATTAGGAATGAGCCACGATATGTTTAAACATGTTGTTGCACTAAACACATATACAGAGCCTTTCCTAAGTATGCGTCAGAATGATCAACGTGCAATTATTGAACAACTGCTTGGCATTACATTATTATCAGAAAAAGCAGAAACATTAAAAGAACAAGTTAAAGAAACTAGAGATGCAATTACAGAAGAAAACGCAAAAATAGTTGCTATACAAAGTGCCAATGAACGTATCGAGAGTACTATAAGTAGCTTACAAAAAACACAAAAAGCATGGATTTCTAAGAAAAAACAAGATGAAGAAAAGCTATCTAAGTCAGTTACAGAATTAGAACACCTGAATATTGATGAAGAACTAGAAAATCACGAACTTTTAACTAACTGGACACAGCTGAATAATAGAATATCCAGCTTAACCAAAGAAAAAGCAACACTAGAAAGTGCAATGTCACGAGCAGATAAGTCAGTTACAAAACTTGAAAAAGACATAACAGAACTAGATGATGCAATTTGCTATGCATGTCAACAACCGCTAGGTGAAGATAAAAAACAAGAAATACTTTCAAAAAAACAGAAAGAGTTTGATGATTCTATAGCATATCAAAAAGAAGTATCTGATAAATTGACATCAACAATTAACATACTAGATGAAATAGGTGATATTAATGGTCGGCCTACTACCTTTTACGAAAGTGCAAAAGAAGCATATGAGCATAGAAACAATGTAGACAGTTTAAAGCAAACACTATTGAACAAAGGCCAAGAAGAAGATCCTTATCAAGCACAGATTGACGAATTAAAAGAAACAGGATTGCAAGAAGTAAGTTGGAACTCGATGAATCAGCTTACAGACTTCAAAGATCATCAAGAATTCTTATTAAAACTACTAACAAACAAGGATAGTTTTATACGTAAGAAGATTATTGATCAAAATTTAGCCTACCTAAACAATAGACTTACATATTACCTAGATAAACTAGGATTGCCGCATCAAGTTGTGTTCTTAAACGACTTAGCAGTTGAAATAACACAGTTAGGACAAGATTTAGACTTTGATAACTTGAGTAGAGGAGAACGTAATAGACTAATACTTGGTATGAGCTTTGCATTTAGAGATGTTTGGGAAAGTTTGTATCAGAATGTAAACTTGTTGTTTATTGATGAACTTATCGATAGCGGAATGGATACAGCTGGTGTAGAAAACTCACTTGCAGTAATTAAAAAGATGGGTAGAGATAGACAAAAGAATGTATTTCTAATATCACATAAAGATGAACTAGTAGGAAGAGTCAATCACCTAATGAAAGTTATTAAAGAAAACGGGTTTACATCTTATGAAAACGATATCGAGATTGTTGAGTCATGATAATAAACATTTCAAATGAAGAAAAGTTTCCTAATATTTGGCTTTATGACATATGTCCGCCAGGAGCTCCTGTTCCTGATGATATAGTAATAATGCCCTGTTGGAAGGCAGGAAAATACTATATAAACTGTGAAAAAATTAGTGCAACAGGTTTATATCATGATATAAATCTTGAAGAATTGATTAGATTAGATTATAAAGTACCTCCAGGTATTGCTCCACAAGGAGAAAACAATGACAAAGGTAAACAAATACAAGAATTAGCAGATAATGATTTTAATTTACTACTAATTGAACTTGATAAGTTTATGAGTCGTGGAATTAAAAAAGTACTTCATATTGATTTTCTAATAGACAACGAAAGAGAACTAGACTTGATAGAACATGTAATGAAACATAGCACAAAAACAAGTCATTTAGAAATACAGTATCCTCTTCCTGACACAAAACCAAAATTAGACTATAAAGATTTAAAAAATAGCTGGAATACAATTACAATAAGATACGGTCACGGACAAACACTTGAAACAGGTGATAATAGTTACGCATGATTGCACATCTTAAAAAATATATTGGAATTTACCTAGCAATTCTAGTAGGACTATTAATTTATTTTGATGATCCTAATGATGAATATCCTGTTATTGTTACTTGGTTTATATTAGCTATTATACTTTTTAAGTTTCCTCCATTTAATTGGGGAGACTGGCTTATTACTAAATGGTCAAACTTTTTATGGTGGATATTAGGACCTTTTATACGTTGGCAACAAACAAGTTGGCCTAAATGGGCAATATGGATATGGGTTATACTTTGTGTTATAGGATTTGAGGAATGGGTATTTAAGCCATTAGGTTATACCATATATCCTTGGAGATATGCTATATGGTACGAATAAAAATAGGGTGTAGAGTTAGTCAATTAGCACTAGCATATGCAGAAAAAGTTAAAAATAAGTTGTTAACAGCAGTTCCTGATGCTGATATTACACTAGTTGGTATTAAATCTGATGGAGATATACATCCTGATGTAGATATAAGCAAAATTGGCGGCAAGGGAGTGTTTTGCACACTAATTGAGCAGGAGTTGTTCTGGGGTAACATTGATATTGCTGTACATAGCTTGAAAGACATGCCAGGAGAAGAGAATCCTGCCCTTTGTGTACACGGAGTATTAGAAAGAAGCGATTATAGAGATGTTTTAGTTGGAAAAGTGTTTGAAGGTGCTGTAATAGGTACAAGTTCACCCAGGAGAACAGCACAAATGCTTGATGTTTTTAGCAATCTACGTGTTCAAGTTAAAAAGATACGAGGAAACGTAGACACAAGAATAAAGAAGTTGCAATCAGGAGAATATGATGCTATAGTGTTAGCTAAGGCTGGTTTAGACACGTTAGACATAGACATAGAGTACGAAGAACTTACTATTATACCGGCCATTGGACAAGGCATAATTGCAATGCAGACTCGAAACGATGACTTTGAATTGAATAAAATTGTTAAACAAATAAATCATGAAGAGACTTTTAAACAAGCAAAACTTGAAAGAGCGTTGCTAAAAGGATTAGGCGGAGATTGCGATACAAAGGTGGCCGCAATAGCTACAGGTAACAATCCTGTTAGGTTGGAGGCAGTATATTATGATTGACGATGATACACATGATCTGTTGACCAAGGCATACATGGAATATTTTAAGGCAAATGACAATTTTGAAGCAAGAAATAGTGTAAGGACACATGGTGCGGCTAGAAAATGGCTTCGTGAAATACGAACACTAGCAAAAATACGCATGGAAGAGATACACACAAAGCATCAATCCAAAAAAGAGGCACTAAAGGAATAGGCACAGGTAAGTATCCATATGCAATGGACTTATCGAGGAAAACCAATAGACATTCTACCACAAGATGTCGAAGGGTTTGTTTACTTGATAACAAATCTTACTAACAATAAAAAATATGTAGGCAAAAAATTAGCCAAGTTTAAAACCACAAAGCCACCGCTCAAAGGCAAAAAAAATAAAAGGCGAGGATACAAAGAAAGCGACTGGAAAGAGTATTGGGGTTCTTCAGATCATTTAAATGAAGATGTAT